TCACCACTACTGCCAATCTGTGCGTAATAACCACTACTGCCAATCTTTGCGTAATTACCACTACTGCCAATCTGTGCGGAATCACCACTACTGCCAATCTTTGCGTAATTACCACTACTGCCAATCTGTGCGGAATCTTTCGAATCATCACTTTCTGATTCATCATATTTTGTTCTTTCAATAACAAAATCAACACAAGCATTGATAAATCCTGAAAAGCTAAGTTTTGCCCCGATCTTCAACTTTGTTGTGCAGAATTTCTTGTTATCATTCGTCTTTTCTTCTGCTAATGGTTCAACCTCTGAAAAATCGTTGAAGCTACCGTCTGAATTAACAAGATCGTAATGATCTAATACATCAAACGGATTCTTGCAGTAATGCATACCTCTGTGACATATTGTTGCTTCCGGTTCTTCAAACACCGTGTTTTCTGCGTACTGCTTGCCTTTGCAAACAAGACCTTTGTTAAATCCCTTGTAACATTTTTCTCCCATTTGTTCTTACTCCTTATCATTTCTTAATCTACTGAACAGTAGGAACATAAGCGCACTTGATCTGTCCGTCCTCAACAATGAATGTCATTCCAACGGCTTCATGCATCAAGTACATATCCTCAAGTGTTAATTCGTTAAAACTTCCCATTTTTCTTTTCTCCTTCCTTTTTCATCCTCATAATGTTTAATACAATCTCTCTAGGAACTTTGACTTTTGACATATCATCAACGATTGTTCCATCCTTTAAAATGTTAATGACCGCCATATGTACCGCCTTTCTAGTCCATATTTTCAAGTGTTCCACCGAAAAGAACATCTTCCATGTTTTCTGATGTAACACCATCTTCCATCAGCTTCTTTCCTCGTTTCTCCATCCATCTAAGCTGATATAGATATTGTCTGCGCTTATACTTAATTCGCACTTCCTGCTTTGCAAGTTTGACTTCATCTGATGCAAGCAGCCGGGAAATTTCCATTTCCACCTGTTCATCTGTTAATTCTTTTGCCATGGTTTCTCCTTTCTGTCACTTATGAAGTGACTTTATCTGCAAAAAAAATTTCACTTGGATTTTCAATTTCTAAAAGTTCAATCATACCTTCCATTTCATCACTGCCAAAAACACCTTTTTTCATCTTTCCATAGAATGTTTTAGGAGCCATGCCAAGGTAAATTGCAACTTCTTGTTGCGATTTTCCTTTTGAAACAATAATACCCTTCAATGCGTTTGTATCTATCATTTACTGTTCACCTCATCTTTCTATGTCACTTGTCACGTGACTTGATACTATTTCAGTATAATACTTTTATGTAACTTGTCAAGTGCTTTTTTTCTTGCAAAGTAACTTGAATGTGTTATAATGGTAAAAAAGTGAGGTGATTACATATGACAAAAGGAGAACGAATAAAAAAACTTAGAGAGGAAAAATGTCTTACTCAGGAAGAACTGGCTAGGCTTTTAAATACAACAAAGCAAACTATTTCAAAATACGAAAAAGGAATAGTGACAAACATACCTTCAGATAAACTTGAAGAAATGATGAAAATATTTGACGTAACTCCAAACTATTTGATGGATTGGAAAAATAAAGTAGAAGAAAAACCTGTGGAAATGGCTGAAAGACATTTTGAAATGATAAATGATGAAGATTTCTGTGAAATCTTTGAGGAATTTAAAACTTTGGATGCAACGAAGAAAAAACTTGTTAAGGATTTGGTTCATAGTCTTTCCAAAACGGAAGCCTAACTGCTTCCAAACATTTTTTTAAGGAAAGTAAGCGCATATATAATTTGATTATTACTTAATGTTTCAATAAGTTCAATAAGTTGTGTTTTGTAGTCTTTCATTGTGTTTCTCCTTTCGTGGGAACGAATGTTCTGAAAATATTATAAAATATAGTATTTTTGAAAATCAATGGAAATTCTTTCTTGATATAATTTATTCAGAAGATTTAATTAATAGAACAATATTTTTCAAATATAAGAAAGGAATAAAAAATGGGATTATTTAATTTTAAGAAAAAAGGAGTTGTTAATAAGAAAAATAATAATGTAAATTCATTCGGTGAACCTCTTGACAGATTAACACCTGATGGTGAATTGCCGTGGGGATGGATTTATGCAAACAAGGATTTTACAGATAAAATCCAAAATGAATTTACCTATTTTTTTAACATATGGGTTTCTTCAAGAAGCAAATCACAAAAAGAACAATATGAAGCACTAAAATCATTTGTTATCTATATGCATGAAGCAAAGAACCTTTGCCAGTCAAAAGGTGAATGTTTCGTTGAATGGTTCAAAATTCGTGCAGATGATGATTATATCGCAAAGAGAGAAAATGAACTAAAAGAACTGGAAAAATCACTTACAGGAAGGTGAAATAATGAAAAAACGTGTATTTATATATGTACGTGTATCCACAACCGAACAGGCAGAGGAAGGTTATTCGCTTGGCGAACAGGAAGAAAGGCTAATCAAATACTGTGAAGCTATGGGATGGGAAGTTATCAAAGTATATGTAGACCCCGGATATTCAGGCGGTAACATGGAAAGACCCGGACTAAAGGAAATGATAACAGAAATAGAGAATGGGAATGCTGATATCGTCCTTGTCGATAAACTAGACAGGCTGTCACGATCACAGTTTGACACACTGTACATGATACAAAAGATATTCATGCCTAATGGATGTGATTTTGTTTCAAGGGCAGAATCATTTGATACATCAACACCATTTGGAAGGGCAATGATCGGTATTCTTGCAGTGTTCGCTGAACTGGAAAGGGAACGGATCAAGGAAAGAATGAAGGAAGGGAAAGCAGGAAGGGCAAAAGAAGGGAAATACCGTGGCGGTGCTTACTACCCTACAGGATACGATTACAACGAGGAAACAGGATATCTTGAAATCAATGAGTATGATGCAATGCAGGTTCGTGAAGTTTTCCGGCTGTTCAATAAACGTACCCCTATATATTCAATCATGAATATCATGAATGAACAGGGATATGAAACAAGCATAGGGAAAGGAAAAGGAAAAGGGAAATGGAATGAAACACGCATCAGAAAGATGCTTGAAAATCAAACCTATATAGGAAAGCTGAAATATCTTGGCGAATGGGTAGATGGTGGTCACGAACCAATCATTGATATGGAAACATGGAACAGGGCGCAAAAGATTCTTGAAGAACGTGCCATTGCAAATGAGCATATGAAACAGGGAAGAAGGTACAAAGCACCGCTTGGCGGTCTGCCGTGGTGCGCTTGCTGTGGTTCAAGGTATCATTACAGATCAGGCGGTAAAAATAAAGATGGTTCTGTAAGAGCGTATTACATTTGTTATTCACGGGAAAAGAGCAATGTTGAAATGATAAAAGACCCTAATTGCCGAAATAAAACATATCGTGACCGTGATCTTGAAAAGATTGTCCTTGGCGAAGTATTCAAGCTGAAATCCGATCCTGAATATATCAATAAGATACACAAAAGTGTTGATGAATCAGAGAAAGCTAGAATTATAGAAAAACAGATTGCAGATACACGGAAGCAGATTTCTAATCTCATGGATTTATACTCTATCGGTTCAATCAATATCAATGATATCAAAGATAAGATAGAACCACTGAATGAAAAGCGGTCTGCGCTTGAAGCAACACTTGAAAAACTGAAAAGCAATACCTTCAGGAAAGACAAGCAGGAAGTGTTCAACATGGTGGATGAACTGCAAGCAGCTATCAACGAAAAGGATTCCTACATGGTAAATGTTATTTTGAATGAATTAATTGAGAAGATAATCATTGATAAAGAGGATATTATAATACATTGGAATTTCTAATGTTTATCGCATTAGAAACCAATGTATTAAAAAAATGATTTTCGTTACAAGTCCTTTGTATGGTTTTAACCATGCTTGTGTTTTGTAACGAATGGCGCACAAAGGAGAATATCATGGAAATTCGTATTGAAGATGGGAAAACAATCATATCAACAGGTATCGGTGCAGATGCAGTCAGAAATAAAACTGGTGTCCGTGGCTTGTCATATCGTGAAGAGTTAAGATGCTATACACTTGCAATCGTTGTTAATGGGAGAAAATACCATATAGGCAATTATGACACAATCGAAGAAGGAAAGGCAATGAGAGAAATTGCAGATAATTGTATAAAAAACGGTACATTTCATGACTGGATAAAAGATGTGAGAAGGAACAGCAAAGAAAGACCTACTTCAAGAAGATTTAAGAAAAATAAATAATCTAAGGGAGAAGATCATTTTGAAAACTGTGGAAGAAATCATTAAATATTTAGAGAACGAAAAACTATATTGCTTTGAAATGCATGAGGAATACCGGGGAAAGGATTCAGCTAATTCATTACAGTATCTTATACGTGCAATCACCATTGAAGGGATTCTGAACGCAATACAAGAATAATAGATGTGAAAAAGGGCAGATTAATTTCTGCCCTTCTTTTATTTTAAATTGCACCATTGGAAGAAAATGTCAATAAAATGTCATGCATGACACACCTTTTGATAATGTTCGACAAAACAAATGTTAATAGTAATATTTCTATTTGCTTTCGTTAGAATTACCATTAATATTACAAAAGATTTCAGAAAAATACAGAAAAGGAGTGTAAAAAAATGGAAAGTGACACATTGACTTATCAGGACAAAGGGCAAAAATTCAAAGTGGTTGTAAGAATTGAGACAACAACAATACATGATATATTGCTGAAGATCGGAGTGCAGCCACACCTAAACGGATATGCATACATGGTATATGCGCTTGAATTGGTTCTTCTTGATCCTGAACTGCTTCATCATGTAACAAAGGGTTTGTACATTGATATAGCAAATAAATTCAATACAAAACCGTATTCCGTGGAAAGAGGAATCAGGCACGCTATATCAACAACATGGCTGCATGGGAATCTGAAATACATAGACAAGGTTTTTCAGAACTGCATAGACCCAAACAAAGGAGTACCAACCAATACATTGTTCCTTGCAAGGCTGTATTACTACATAGTGAACCGGGAATATGAATAAGAAAAGGGCAGGTTCTATTCCTGCCCTTCTTTATATTCAATAAGATCACAAACATTGAAACCTGTTAATTTACAAATGGTATCAATAGTTTCTGTTGTTATTGGTCTACCATCACGTAACCTTTGAAGTGTTCCTTCTGAAAGAATCCTTTCTTTTCTGATTCTGTTTGTGTTATATCCGGCATCCTTTAATTTTTGAAGAATGTCTTTATAAATTATCATATTATCACCACCTGACAAAATTATACAACATAGTTACACACTTTAAAATGTAAATAATGCACAATAAAATGTGTAAATGTTTGGTAATTATGTCAATAGAAATTACACACTATAAGGTGTATATTAATATCATAAGGAACAGGAAATAATCACCAAGAAAGGAAAGGTAAAGAGATATGAAGTTATTTAATTTAGGAAACGGTCACACATTAGAAATTGAAAAAGCAAATCGAGGAATTGAGGACGATTACAAAGTGACATTTAAAGAGGACGGAAAAGCAATTTTTGGATGTGAGTATTATACAAAAGATGCTTTAGAATTTGAATATGATATAACATTGTAAACAAAACCGAGCCGGAGCGGTTTCTCCGGCAGAAACTTATAAATCGTGTATTTTATGGAGGTATGAACATGAAAGAATATTTATATAGTGTAACTGTTAAAAGCAAGAAAACAGGAGAAAGAACATCATTACAAATATGGGCGAAAAATGTAGATGATGCAACTCACAGCCTTTGCGGTTCTCTGATTGGTTATAACTGTTTATATGAGTGGTGCGGTAGTAGTCCAGTATATGAAAACAATAAACTTGTAGAGCGTGAAATAATCAAATAAAACTACTGATCTAAAGCTGTCCTATCGGCTACGGGGAGAAAGGAAAACTATGGATAGAAAATATGCTGTTAGATACTGGATCACAGAAATGATTAGTAGTGCCATACGCTGTGCAAAAAGAAATAATACATATACTGCAAGAGAATACATTATTAATTTACGGGGAATGCTTCACTATATGTTATCTGTGGGAGATATAACAGATTTTACAAATAATAAGGTTTACCATTTAACCAGTATTATAGTAAAAAAATATAATTTATATTAGGGCAGCCGTAAAGCTGCCCTTTTCTTTTACTGTTTTTCCAAATCAGAAATACGGTGATTGATAACCTTGATCTGTTCTTCGATTACAGGCATCCTACGGGCAAAATTGTTGTGTTCCCTGACTTCCCTTGTCAGTTCATCAATCTTGCAGTCCGTGACCGCCTGTGCCGTTGTAAGCTTGTTTTCAATTTTCTTGTTGCTCTGAACATTAGTTATAATCACACCTGCCAATGAAAGACAGCCTGTGACTACTGCTGCAATGATTCCTTCCATATCTTTTCCCTTTCTTTCGTATTATGCTTTTTGACCTATTGCTATCCATCCAATTGATGTTGCTGTTGTATTTGTCCTTGTAAGAACCATATTGAACCCTGTTGTATTTGTTCCTGATACACCGACACCAGTAACAACAGTTCCCGGTGCGCCTGTCTGCGGTGTTGCAATGACAATCGGTGTATTTGCAAATGCCGTTTTGAATGTAACAGCACTGGATGTTGGTGTGTTCGCTGCGGAAGGTGTGATTGAAATACTCCCCCATTCAATCATCAGATCATTTGACAAAACAAACTGTCCTGATCTGTCTGTTGCGCTCATGGTTTCGCTTGTCACAAATTCATTTCCACCATTGCCCTTTGTCACCTTAACATTTGCATCAAACACAAGGTTTTGTGTACCGCTCAAATATCTCCATATTCCATGCGATCTTGCAGAATCCCAACAACCGATTGATGTTACGGAAGCACCATTTCCACCATACAATTTGCAATTATGTACATTTCCGGCATCATCCGTTGTCTGAAAGTACATGTTTTTTTCGTCATTCGATCTCTTGGAACCGCCCATGAATATATTTTTGTATATATCCATATCCATATCAAACTCAATATGATTTTCGATCTCTGATACCTTGCCAAATGCCACTCCTTTTCCACTTGCCTTAAAATCAAGAAGTGTAAAGGATGTTGGAAGTTCTCCATATGCAACCGCACTTCCGAAATAGTCAGTGACGGTCAATCGGATATCATAAGATGCTTCTGTTGTCAAAATCTCATGTGCAATATAGGAAGAATTGAAAGAATAAACACTTCCTGATGTGATCACAGTCCATGTTGAATCTGACTTCTTTTTATACTCCACCTGATAGGATTTATCGTTCTTGTCATTTAGTGCCGTAATTGCAAATTTGAAGGTGAATTTCACACAACAGCCTTCGTACTGTTGATTTCCTGCGCTGTCACTTCTGAATGCGCTGAAATGCTCAATCTTCGGTGATGTATAGGCAATCACACTGATATTCTGTGTTGTGGTCTTTGTCCTTCCCCTTGAATCGGTTACTGTTACTTTTACGGCTATTGTGCCGGATTTATTCAAAACATTGGATGTAAAACTGTTACCACTGTAATTGATGCCGTTTATGGTGGTCTTATAGGTTTTGATTGTGCTTGAATAGCTTCCTGATGCATTGATCGTCACCTTCGCTTTTGATTTATTCTGTATGTATGCGCCAAACTTCGTATTTAACCCAGTGACGGCTTCCGTAATGCTTATTGATGAAATACTAGGCACAACAGAAGAAGGCACCTTAACGGTCAAGGAAACCGTCTTAGTGCCTATCAGTGTACTTCCGTTATATGTTTTACAGGTGATTGTACATGATCCTGATGTTGCATTCGGTATCTGATTTGCAAGTGAAAGCGGAACAGTCCATTCTTTTGATGTTCCGAGATCACTTCCGATTGTTCCCGTTGCTGATCCGAATTTATAGGTCAATGTATGGTCAAAACTGCTTGATGCTCTAGGCATGGAAATCGTAACACTTGCACCCATATTCACACTGGAAGCTGAAAGTGTCGGTGTGGTTGCCCTTGGTATGGTAGTTAGTGCCTGTGAATAGCTTTGACTGGTTGACGAAAACATCTGATGTGAAATTCTTGCTGATGTGGAAAGTGTTTTTGTTCCGTCTGCATTATGAGCAATATTCAGTGTCTTACTAAACACCACAATGCCGGATGATGTGATCTTATCATCAGAAGTAATGCTTGCTGTGTACTGTGTGCCGTTTATGGTGCAATACACCGTTCCTGTGCCGTATGTGGTATAACCTGTATTTGTTCTGTATACCAGGACAGATACAGTCACATTTGATGTGTTGTTCGCTACACTCTGACTGTTCTGTGTGACCGTGATTTTATACTTGATTTTATCATTAGTAGTTGACATTGCATTTGATGTTGCCATGTTGTCACCTACCTTTTACAAGTGCTTGAAAGAAAGATTCCCGTTTTCCCTTGGGATGAAAGCGAAATTCCCCAATTGAAGGGAATTGATAAACTCACCATACGTCACATACAGTTTGTTATTGCTCAAATATGCGACTTCAAGTCCTGAATCAAGAAATGAAATCCTGTCATTCTCAATCCGCAATGTGAGTGTGTTTCCTTCCTCTCCAAGAATGATATTTCCATCAACAAACCTGATGTATTTGCTTATTTCCTCAAACTGTGCATCTGTTCCGGCTGCCACAGCTTCAATATCCTGTGAAAATTCCGTGAAGCGAAATTCTATATCTTCCGCTGTCTGCTCAATCTGTGTGGATACCGAACTGATAAGGGCATCTGTATCATCTTTCAGATACACTTCCTGCATCAGTGTTGATGTGATGCTCTCTGATGTTGCTGCAATCTGCGCTGACAGCTTCGATTCTGTCTCTATAAGGCTCATATTCAGCTTTTCTTGCAAATCAGAGGAAATCTCCACTATCCTGTTTTCCGTTGAAATTTGACCGCCTACAGCCTTTTCTGTGAAGGTCTGAATGGTATCACCTAATGTCAGTTTGTTTGAAGCAGGTTTTAGCAGGTCAATTGACAGTTTCGACACAAGAAAAAGCTGATCTATGGAATGCGGTTTTGTTGTAACACGTACTTTAGTACCAAGATGGAACGATTCAACCGACTTATCAACCGTTGCAAGATCGGCTGCGCTTAGTTCTATGGAATAAAACATCTGCATCTGCTCATTTAGGTATGCGGTTCCTTTTGTGAGAAGGTTGCTTGCTTCTGTCACATCATCCCATATCTCTTTTCTGAAAATCCATCCGTATGTGTCAACCGCTTCTTGGTTATACACATAATCAACACCATTATTCACAGATTCAATGGTAAGCCTGTTTTCACTTCCTTCTTCCTTTGATCCAAGTGGGATGATTGCCGTTGCAATATCTTCACCCTTTGTCTGTCTTTTCAGGTCAAGAAGGTTTTTACCGAACTCTATTTTTTGCGGTGAAAGGATATTCAGGTCTGCAAGGTAATCAATATAATTTCCGTCTGCTTCATGCCGAATCCATAGATAACCGCCAAGTGTTTCAATCAGCTTCTTTTGTATGCTCTCCCATGTATTCAGGTATTCCGAATCTGAACGGGCGATATAATCATTCGGATCAGTGACAGTGACATTCCCTACCATGAATTGATGTTCCGCTTCTACCTGTAAATTATGGTTATTAATAAACTGCGTGAACAGTTCTTGCGGTGTGCCTGTAAAGTCATACGGTCTTTGAATGGAATCTACTAAAAAGGCAAGTTCACTTTCACATTCCACATTTTTTTCATTATGGAATCCCTGTTCATCATTTAGTATTCTTCCACGGAATAGCAAATAATCATCCTGATATACACGGATGATGGATTTCAGCCTTTTCATCCTGTCAAAGTTCGGATGATTGTTGTATATTATGAAATCAAACTTTCCTATTTTGTTCAGTTCCAGTTCCGCTTTCGGTTCAAATATCTTGTATTCTGATAATTGGTCATTATACAGAAGAAAGGAATCACAATATACCTTGTACATTTACAACGCTCCTTCCCTGTATCGGAAAGTAATATTTCCCGTTCCTGTTACAGTAACAATATTATTACCTTCTAAAAGTTCCAGTTCCGGGATTCTGAATGTACCTGCGCTGAATGTGCCGGAATACGTGCCGAATGAAATTGTCATTTCCGCATCCGTGGCGATTGTTGGCACTACTCTCTTTCTACTGTTTGAAAGTGTAATATCCATGGAACCACTGACAGCCTTTGAAACAACCGTTTCCTCTATTTTCAGTTTGTACGGCTCACAGTCACAGTCAATAGTCAGCTTTCCGATATTCTTATCCGCTTTCCACTCTGACACCGTGATTCTGCCCGTGTAATACCATTCTGCATCTTCATCAATGATAATCTGCTTCTTTTGCCCGTGAAGCGCATTCTGAATCGCTGAAAACAATTCCATGAACTGATCCTGATAAACCTTTGTTGAAAAATCAAATGATAAAGGTCTATTATTATACTTCACATCACCGAAAAACTCTGTTAAATCAAGAACACCATCACCGCCCGGAATATCAACAGATTCCGTTTTTAGTGATGGTGTGCCGATTGTCTTTTGTGAAAGGATAAGGGAAAAATCATTGTAGGAATGATAATTTCCGAATTTTATACCTTTCATGATAACCTCACTTTCTTTGCCATCTGCAAGGTTATCTTTTGTATGATGATTATTCTGCTTCCTTCTGAACGCTCACAGGATCCAAGGTGACTATATCAACATCACCACGGATAATTGCACCTGCCATACCAAATGCCATAAGGAAATACAGAAGTATGGCTGCTGTGATGCACCACATTATGATTCCTGATCTGTCCTTCTTCATATCAATCCCCTTTTCTGAAATAAAAAAAGACCGTTTAGGTCTTATTCTTCAGACAATGTATAGGTAACTTTCATGGTGTGCGCTGATGTTTTTGTTACCGGCTCCGTAAGGTTGTTGATTGTCAGGATTGGAATAGGGTACTGTGATATATATGCCTGATTTCCGTTATATGCTGTTCCAGTGCATAAAAGCATTTTATTACCCTTAATTTGATAATGATATTGTACATAATTATTATTAATACCTGAAGCATAATCGAACATTGATACAATGCATGATTCAACATCAATAATACATCCTGATGCATTATCTTTAAAAATGATTTTTTCATCAGATATTAAATAGATATTAAATGCGCTTCCAGGTGAACTTACATTATATGTATAGTCCAGTTCAACAACATCAGAATTATCATTTATGTTGATTCTGAATAATTTCCACACACTATCCTTTTTGCCTAAACAGAATATATATTTTGATGTAACTGCAATTCTTGATGTGTAAGTAAAACCGTATGCATTATAATTTATCTGCATTCTATCGCTTATATGTAATTCACATCCTGTTTTATTAGTGATATCTTTCACTTCTATAGTATTACTGTTAACATCAATAAGGCATAAGTAGAATATACCATCTGCAGCAACATTTGAATCATATTTTGAGAATATGTATCTTAATTTTCCATCAGCAGAAAACTTTACGTTTCCACCTCTGAAATAAATACCGCTGCCAGTAGTATCAAGTACTTTTTGCGGAAGCGTAAAAGATAACTCTTCAACATTATTTGTTGAATCAATTTTTATTGCCCCGTTGTAAGTGTTATCAAGATAAATACATTTGTCAAATACAGATATATTGCTTAATGGAAACCTTACTTTTTTGAAACGTATAATACCTGTTGTGATTGGGTTATTTTCACTATACGGCAATTCTATCAAACATATATTTTCATCATCTGATATGTAAACTATGTTACTCGTATTGTATGAAGAAAAAATTTGCGCAATTCTATGCATTGCTATTGTGTTTTGCTGTTTATAAACACTGTCGCCGAGACCCAAATTTCCACCTAGCAAAGAAGTAAGTGAAACACATGATATTTTGCCGTTTGCCTGTGATGTGTTGAAATCCCACACAAACTTTACACTTCCATCATCCTGTAAACCGCTTTCTGCTTCATTAAAAGAACCAAGTTCAACAACTTCGCCTGAATAGGTTTTTTGGTACACGCCCCTTCCTGTCATTTTGTTTCCTACAGGTGGAAGATAATTATTAATATCTTCTTCAATTGCATCCTCAAAAAGAAGCAGACCCCCTATTGCATTGCCGATAATGTTATTTTGTGAAGCAAAATTGTTTGTAGAAAACGGGTAAGGCTGCAACATTTTCTGCAATCCTGCTGTGACCATGTTATCTTCATCAATAACCTGCACATTCCCTGTGTTCACATCTTTCAGTTCTATCCTTGTATGACCTTTCATTTGTACACTTCCTTTCTAATTCGCAAAATCAACATATATTTCAGTGACAGATTGCGTTGTATCCAATAAAGAAATCCTGATGTAGAAGCTTGTTGTACCTTGGAACAATAAATTCCACTGCTCAAATGTGATTGCTTCCAGTGTTTCTTTGTTCATCCCAGTAAATTCTTCTGACAGTGTTGACCATTCTGAACCGTTCCAAGCCTTCCACGTTTGCTTTCCGTCAAAACTTACTGCAATGATAAGATCACCTTCACAGGTTGCAACCATGTTCTCTATGCCTGTGATTGATTGGTGTGTCAGGTCTATTGCATTGGAAATTACAGTCTGTGATTGTGGTGTTGCCGTAACATTTGCAGTAATCACAGGTAATTCCTCTGCATTAGTCCAATACATGACAGAAGGATTTGACAAATTCAACAGCAATGAACCATCAGGAACCTTATCTACACCATATGTCTGAAACAATGATGCAGTAATATCAGTTTCCGTCAATTCCTGCAATGCTCCATCTGAAATGGTATAGATAACATTTTCTGTTTTTATAAGATATTTCGATTGTTCACTTGGTTCATCAGGCAAATCTATAGTTTTCCCTTCTGATGTTTCTGCATATGTTCCATCTGTTTCATAGTTAAAAACATCAGTGTACGTTTCATTATCTGTGGAAACCTGAATAATCGTTCCGTTGTATACTCTACCATCTGCGTAATATCTCCACATTTTGATAGATTCAACATCTACAACACTTCCAAGATCAATGATTATATTCTGCAATCCACCATTTGTGCCGAAATAACTATTTGAATAGTTGGTGATTCCATCAGTAACATAACTCGCATTTCCATCTTTCTGTGATGAATAGTAAAAAAGTCCTTTACCATATGCAACATTCTCATTATTTTTATTAATTGCCTGCACTTCTACAAAGTGGTTATATGAATTTACATTACTTCCGTTGGAATAAATTCTTATAAATCTTATATTCATCAAACAACCTCCACTTCAATAGCCTGTACACTTGCAAATTTTGATGTATCAATGGTAACAGCGCACATTTTACCTGAATCAATGGTCTGCTCCGCACTGGTAAACGTGTAAGCCGTATTCAGCATGAATTCATCATCATCCTTTACGCATGAAGTATCATACAGATATACCGCATTTTTCCCTGTGTTAAAGGTGTAATTTGTAACAACCTCATTGACACCACATGAAGCATTGAAACCGACAATCTGTAAATCAGATAATGGTATCTGACTGAATAATTCCGTAAATACATTTGCAACAGGTGTTTTACTGTCAATAGCCACATCAGCATTAAACCCGGCAATCTGAAATTCTGAAAATGTAACCGTTCCGAATGATTCATCAATATTGATCGTTCCATCCCATTGTGATGTACCTGCCAATCCCTGCGCATACAGTACCGCTTTGATATCATTCTTTGTGATCGTTGCCCTTGGCGGTGTGGTATCTACAGGAACAACATCATATTCAATCGGTGAAAGTGTTGTTGTGTCTGTGCTGTTTTGGCTTTCCCGGTCTGCCTGTGCAGCTTCAATATAATTGAATATGGTTGCAATGTTGGCTTCTGATACCCTTGCATGGCTTTCTGTATATACAGTCTTTGCAGTTACCGTAACAGTGTGCCGTTTGTCTGCTTTATCAACAAAATACCGGGATAGTGTGACAAAATGCTTCCCTTTTTCAAGATACTTTGTCAGCACCCCGTTTTCATCAATGATGCCATCTATATAGATATAAAATTCCACATATCCATCCAGTGACATTTCAAGCGGAATTGTCGCAACAAATATAGGCTTGGTATCTTCAACTGTTGCATAATTAATGACAATCAGATTTACTTCCTTTGTATCATCAACCGTTATCTTTGCCGAATTGGTAAAGGTATGCACAACAATTTTTTTGCTCTCAACCTTTATTTCCATATCTGCAAGCTGTTTATCTTCTGATGAAGAAACACCTTGTAATTTTGTGTTGCCACCTTCCGACTTTATTTTTTGCGTGGAATGGTAATTCCATGTAAAAGAAGTGACAAGCGTATTTACCGCATCCGTGGTTGCATTTACATCTTTCAGGCATAGCATATCACCGAGATCAATAGAAGGGTCTGTTGTCATGTAAAATTCAGACGGTGTATACCTTATATTCTTAAGCACTGCAAGGATGTTCTGAAGGATTTCATGCTTTGTCTCTTCCAATCCCTGAACAATAGGGATATCGCCCATATCAAGCAAAAGACCGCCTTGTATAGTTTCATCAATTTCTTTATATGGATAGAAATTCTGCTGTGATACGAACCTTGCTTTCACACCGCAAAAATAGGTTTCATAGTCTGCAATGGTTGAAGCTGTCCTTCTTTTTGCCGATATATCCGCACATGATACAGTGGAAAAGCTGCAAATCTGAAGCTTCCCTTCCCGGTTGATCGTTGCGAATCCTGCAAGGACAGAAGCTATATAAGAGATTGCATCCCGGTATGTTCTCACCCTGTCAGCATAAATGGAATAAAGCTGTGTGCCGTTGCACATTGAATTGATTTCTTCTTCAGTTTGCGCAAGTTCCACACCGCACTTTTTACTGATGAATAATAACAACTGGTACGGTGTACCAACTGTTTCTTCATCAACATCAATATCAAAATCTGTCATTTTGTCATAGCACTTTAAGGCTATGATCTTCTTTGTTCTTTTCGGTTCGTCAACATAGAATACACCAAGCGGAACCTGTTCTTCCTTTCCATCCTGTAAAGTAAGATAATAGCTGATTTCTACCTTTGCATCATACAATGAATACCTGTCAATCTGATTTTTTATGCTGATATTCATTTCACCGACATAGACGGAACCAAAACAAAAATTGCTGCTATTTATGCACTTATTATTGATGGATAATGAACCGGGAATAATATCACCGTTCTTGATCTCTAATACAGTGCCATCCGTAAGTGTGATCGTACCGGCTGCCCTGTTCCTTATCTCCGAATTATTTACCGCTTCTTTGTAGGAATCCGTTGTATTGTACATATACGCACCCCCTACAATTCTTCTAATTTAAAGGATAAAGACCATACGGAAACATCATTCTTATAGAATTTCTTATCATGCTTCACACCTGTTATCTTTGCAGTGATTTCTTTCAACGCATCTGATCCCGGATCATATACCTTTACAGTGGAAACAAGCGTTATTGCATTCATGATTTTTTTCACTTCTTTTGCCGTAAGTCCTTTGTATGATACATTTCCTGAAATGATGTTTTCCCTTATGATCTCAACGGTTTTTTCACCATTTTCACCTTCATACTCATTGTATTTATCTTCCTTTTCCAGTGAAAAAGAACCTTCAGGATCAGGGAGCGCAACACCGTTGATTTCTAACAATTTATGCATTAGCCATACCCCCTGATCTTAATGTGATATTGTTCTTTGATTTGATGATTATTTCATCCCACAATTCATTGCCGAAATAAATAGGGATGATAATATCACCTTCACTGTTCGGCTTGAAATCATCCAGTTTATCAAGTATCTTTGTGAGGATTGACACCATAACATTGTTCTGCTCTGCTACAGCCTGTCTTATATATCCAAGAAGCAAATCAACAGGTGCAACAGCTTCATCATCGGCTTCACCGCCTACCATGGTTTTACCTGTAAATGGATTGAATCCAAATGCTGTTGGATTGGTTAAAATAACACCGTTCTTGTACCACTCAATACCGAATGAAGGCACAGAAGGTGGATCAAGGCTGAAAGAACCGCTTATACTTAAATGCGGAAGTTTTATTTTAGGAAATTTCAGTTCAACATTGAATGCTTTCTTAATAAATTCGATTCCCTTTGAAACAACGCTTTTCGCATTATCCATTGTTGTATTGAATTTATCTTTTACCTTGGTTAAAATGCTGTTCACAATATTCAATGCTAAGTTTAGATTTGTTTGGAATAGTGATTTTATTGCTGTCAGTGCTGAACTTATGATATTTTTCAATAAATTCATTACTGTAGTTGCAGTAGATTTTATTCCATCAAAAATCCCGGAAAAGATTTTTTGTATACCACCCCAAGCCTTTTCCCAATCACCCGTGAAAATGCCTGTGATAAATTCGATCACACCAGTAAGCACAGTCAAAAATGCGGAAAGTTGCTCACCGATAAACTGAAAAACTGTTTGAAAAACAGGTGCTATCATTTTGCCGACAAAATCAATAAATGGTTTCAGGACATTTTGCCACAAATCATTAAGTGCTGTTTTCAGTTCTTCAAGCAATGGTGAACATGTTTCAACTATTTCGTTCCAAGTATTTGTCATACTGGTACGAAATTCTTCGTTTGTGTTCCACAAATAAATGAATACACCGACAAGTGCCGTGATTGCTGCAATGACGATTCCTACAGGTGATGCAATTGCTCCTAAAGCACCACTTAGACCTCCTAAACCACCGCTTGCCGTTCCTGCCGCTCCTGCAACTCCACTTAAACCGCCACCAAGAGAACCAAATAAATATGTGACTTTACCGATTCCACCTGCAAGCGAACCGCCAACTTTTATAAGGCTTCCAATTCCTGATGTTAATTTCCCAATTATCATAAGAGCAGGTGCAATTGCTGCAACAAGTGCGCCTATCTTTATAATATTTTGCTGTTGGCTATCATCAAGTGATGTAAACCAGTCTGATAGTTTCTGTACACCTTCTGAAAATTTCTCAATTGCAGGTGCTGCTGCATCCATAATTGATGCACCAAGTTCAATTGCTGTGTTCTTCAAAGTGTTAACAGCCTTTTCAATTTTATATGATCGTGTTTGTAATTTTTCAAATGCTACTTCTGTTGAACCTGCACTTTCTCCCATAGAAGCAACAGTTTCATCTAACTTTTTCGCATTATCCCACAATACTGCTGCTGCTTTCCCTGCTTCTGCGCTTCCAAACATATTTGCAATCGTTGTTCCGCTTTCTTCTGCCTGTTCAGATAACACTTCAAGAACATCTGTAAGTTCCCACCCCTGTGCCATGGCTTCAGCCATAGACAGACCGCCTTCTTTTATGTCCTCTGTTCCTTTTGCAAATGCGTTTGCTGCTCCCGTTCCCTGTTTGCCAAGTTCATTCAGCATACTATTCAGATATGTGGTTGTTTCTGCTGTTGCGATACCGTTTGATGTCATAACAGCGTAACTTGCACAAAGTTCGTCAAGTTGTACTCCCTGCGCCTTTGCAGTAGGTATTACTTTACCCATTGCACTTGAAAGATCAGCAACCGTTGTTTTACCAAGATTCTGTGTCTGAATAAGCATATCAGAAACATTTGTTACTTTTGATGCTTCCAAACCATACGCATTAAGAATAGTTGTAAGCAAATCCAAAGATTGCCCGGCTTCTGCAAAACCTGCTTTCGCAAGTTTTGTTGAATTGGTAACAAAATTAACCGCATCACCTGTCTTTTGCCCGGCTGATATTGCATCATACACATTGTTTGCAATCTCTGAAGCTGAAATTCCTGAATCATTGGAAAGTTTCAGAATAGCCTTTCTCATATCATCCATTGACATTTCAGATTCATCAGCAATCGTTGACACCTTTGCCATTGAATCTTCAAAATCCATTGACATTTTTGCAGATGCTACACCGATACCGCCAATTGCCGTTGTAACAGGAAGCATTTTTTTGCCTACACCTGAAATCTTATCACCTGCATTTGATATCTTCTCACCAACGCTTTTTGCTTTATCAGATATTTTTTCTAAACTTTTGCTTGCATCATCAATTCCATCAATTACAATCTTCCCAAGCAGTTTAAAAAGTTCCATAATAAAGGGATACCCCCTTTCTTTCGTGTATTAAAAAAACACACGGATGCGTTACCGTGTGTTACCTCTGTTTGCCTTTGAATATATCTTTCCTAACCTTGCATCAATGGCAGGTGTCAATTCACCTACCAAAACACCGCTATCAAGGCATATTTTCATATCAAGTATTTCTTCCAATAACTCTATGATTCTTGAAATCATCCTTGATTGCATTTCAATGATCGCTGAATAGCTTTCATTGTTTGCCTGTCTTATATAGTCCATAAGCAGATCAATAGGTGCTATGGCTTCATTTCCTGCTTCTCCACCGCCTAAAAATGTATTACCGCTCATACCGAATATCGTTGCATCAGTGAGAATACAACCTTCCGCATTCCATTTCAGACCGATTTTCGGAACAGTCATATCTTTTAAGCTGAACTTACCTTTGATTGAAAATGAAGGTACTTTCAGTTTCGGCAAAGACCATTTGAACTTAAAAAAGCCTTTGATCTTGTCAACGGCTTTCTGCACTGAATCTTTCGCTGAATTTATCTTGTCTTTGATGGTTGTATAAATCTTACTGAATGTATCAGTAATAAATGTTTTCGCTGATGAAAAAGGCTTTGTGATCCATGATTTCACAGTTTGGAAGAATGACCTTGCACCGTTCCAAACGGATTTTATCTTGTTCCATGCTGAACGGAATGTATTACCGAACCATGAAGCTACAGTTTTAAATACACCCTTAATTCCTGACCATATCCCGGAAAAGAATGATTTTGCACCATTCCACGATTTCTTAGCACCGTTCCATGCTGACTTAAAGATATTTGTAAACCATGATTTCACGGATGAAAAAGCGGATTTAATACCGATCCATATGCCTTTAAAGAATTTGACCGCACCTGACCATGCCTTTTTTACATTATTCCAACCATCAGAAAACCATTTTTTCACATCATTCATGGCTTTCTTTCCGGCTTTTTGCACCTGATCGAACTTTTCAGAAAACCATTTGCCGATACCGCTAAATGCTTTCTTGATTGCTGACCACGCATCTTTAGCAGCATTACTAATGATTTTCCATAGATTGATCCAAAAATTACGGAAGGATTCGCAATTGTTCCATAGGTAAATAAAAGCAGCTACAAGACCCAAAATAGCCGTTACAACCAATCCTATTACATTTGCCCTCATTGCCACATTCAAAGCCTTAACAGCCACAGTAACAACCTTCAATGCGGATGCTGCTTTCTTCATGATGTTTGACCATGTAAGCACAAGGACAAATCCGGCAGCCGTTACCGTTGCAATTGCAATCAGTCCTGACCACATCTTCACTTTTTCTTCATTGTCTTTCAGCCATACAGAGAAATCTTGAATTTTCTTTATCAAATCAACTATGACAGGAACCGCTTTTTCTGCCATTCCTGCGATTGCATTTTTGATTGCAGTCATGACAGGCTCACCAACTGCACCAACCTTGGCAAGCGCATCTTTCAGCCGTTCATTTGCCTTTTCTGCTTCCAATACATCTTTATTTGTTTTCTTGTACTGATCTGATGCATCCTTATAGACACCATTCAGTGTTTCCATGATAAGTTTTTGCCGTTCCTGTTCATTGGAACATTTCTCTAACTTTTCATTGAAACTATCTTCAGAAATTCCTGCCCAGTTCAGCGCATCAGCCAAAGGACCCGTAACCTGTCCTACCTTTGCCGTTTCATTGGCAGCTTCCGTCAATCCTTCAATCGGCAAGGAATCACCGAAAGTCGCATAAATACCAGTACAGATATCAGTCCATGTTCCAAGGTATTTTTCATTGTCAGTAAGTAATGCAAGGTGATTTGATGCTTCTACCGCCTGTCCGCTGTCACCAAGAACAGCATTTAATTCTGAATAGGTCTGCTTTGCAACTTTTGAAGAATGACCATTTGTGACAAAGGCAGTATCAAGCTTCGCCATTTCTACCCTGTATTCTCTTGTACCCTCAACCGCTCCGATAAACGCACCGCCTATAGCTGTTCCGGCTGCACCAATGCCAACGGCAACCTTTTTCGCCACACCGCCAATCTTCGAAAAAGCTGAATTTGTTTCATTCGCTGAATCCTTGGCTTTTGATGCTGTCTTATCAAGTGATTGTTCCGCTTCTGTATTGTCTATTGCTATCTTTCCGAATAGCTTAAACAATTCCATAAGCGTTACCTCTCTATTTTGATGGATTGAACCTCTTCAAGATATTCTTAGCAGTGTTCTTCACACTGTTTACCTGTTCATTTGTCATTGACAAGGAAACAGGCTCTTTCCGCTTCTTATGCTTCAATCCGTCTTTCCATTCATTGAATGACTTGTCTGACATACTAAGGACATAGGCAAGCCACAGCTTGTTATCTTCCTCTTTCTGTGCTTCTTCCTGTTTGCGCTTTTCATCCATGGAAAGAATCTCTGTTACAAACTCCCCAAACCGCCCTGTATCAATATAAATGCGCATGAGTTCCATAGGATTACTGTACCTAGAGTACAGTAAATCCATGAACTCAATTTCACCTACTACAGCAATTTGGAAAGCACCTTGAAAAAAGCCGTGTTTTTTACCTCACTGAATGAATCATAGATCATCAAAGGAAGTGTACCGAACTCCATATTTTTGATTTCATCAGAAGGAATCCCGGAAAGTCCTGAATAAAATTCATAGATATCGTCTTTGTTTGTTTCAATCTTTGAGATCATAAAATCAGAAAGATCAATGAAAATATCAATACCTGCATCTCTTTGAATTTTATCTAATGCAGCTTTCTTTTCCTCTTTACTCTCATAATCATTCGGATTGAAATTCGGTTTTTTTTCAAGTGATTTCATGATTGCATCTTTGAAATCCTTGATTCCAAGCTTTCTAAGAAGCTGCAATAAAGAGAACAAATCACCATCATTCAATTTCCGCAACGTGTACGGTCTTTCAATCACTTCTTCCTTAACCTGTCCTTCCACTACTTCTCCAATGTTTGCTTCTTCTACTGCTTTTTTGCTCATAGGTTATTCACTCCTTATGCTGTCTTTTTGTTGGGATAGAAAATGTAAATAGGCAGCTTATCATAAACGCCACCTGCGAAATCTGCCGTTGACTTGAATGTGGTTGCAACAACAGATGTTTCTTTGTTCTTGCTTTCCAGTTCAAGACCAGAAGAACAGATTGCATTTTCCATAATGGCAATTATCTCTGTTCCGTCCGTCATTGTTCCTACATACGCAATATTGTCAAGGTAATCTGATAACTCAATCAGGCTCTTTGTTTCAATCTGCGTATATCCTTTAATAAGGCTGTCTACTTCCTTACCTACGATTGCTCTCTTAATAGATTCAATCGTATGCTGTGCAAGGTTTACTTCAAGCGTTCCTGTTTCGCCTGTTTTCTGATTCAGACCCTTGATCTCTACTGTTGCACCGTCAACCTCAATCGGTGTAATCTCAGGCACGATTGACAGCTTATTACCGCCATTTGTAGCACCAAGAACGTGTTCTTCATCATCAGTCCATGCACCAATCACATAATCACCAACAATAGGTGATGCATAATCGGATGCAAGACCAATGAAGGAAACACCGGGATTCAGTTTACCAATACGAATCTGATTTTCACCTTCCACGGCATCATCAGCAACAACCTCTAATGCACCGGGTGTTGTTTCCGTTGCTTCACTGTACACATACTTGAAATTTTTGAACACAACACCTGCGCCAAGGATAAAATCATTCGGTGTCTGACTGTTAATTCCTGATTTTCTCATAATCAATTCACACTCCATTCTTTGATAGATAAATTAATTTGTAGCCTTTTCAGTTCGGCATCCCCTGTTGGAACTACCAAACTATTTGCATAAAAAACGGCTACCGCTGATCCTTTGTCAGTGATAACCGTCTTTCCGCTTACTTTTGAAAAATAAGCTGCAATTTTCTCTTTTGCATCTTCCAGTGCAAGGAATGCTGTCTTTTCTTCTCCTTTATCCCTTGCAAATCCATTCAGGATGAATGCTGTTTCCTGCAATCCATCCTCACTCAATGGCTCTATTTCCTGATACTCCCCTGTGAAGTAAGGATAAACAGGCGGTGAAGGATATTCCATGAAATCATAATTCAAACCCATTTCTGACATTGCATCAGATATGATCTTTAATGCTTCTTTGCTCAATCTCCCATCCTCTCTTTCAATACCTGTTCTGCTCTGCGGATCAGTTTAGATTTTAATGCTGTGAATGCCTTGAATAATGGTCTTATAGGCTCTTTACCCATGGTAAAATGCCAATCACCTTTTTCATCCTTATACACCCAACCGCCTTTTCTTCCGTCACCGTGAAGAGCGTGTTCCCCGGTTCCAAATTCTTCCCATATGGCATTTTCAAGCGGATTTCCAACAATGGCTTCACCTTTCGATTCATCAACAGTGTAAGTCCATGCATTCTTTGTCTGTCCTGTTCCTACCCTTGTTTGATTCCGCTTTACTTGTGATTCCATTTCCCCGGCTGCTTCATACAGGTAAGCAATGGCAGCATCATTCAATGCTGCTTTCACCTTTACGCTGTTATCCGTAAACTCAACAGACATATCACTGACCCCCTGTGTACTTCAGATAGATTTCAAGCTGTTTATGTAACCCCATAGGATCATCAATCATCATCACATCATATCTTGCACATTCCACGATCACACGGCTGTTTTCAGCCTTTATGGAAGGATCAAGGCGCACATAATCAGCAACGAAAATATGCGTGGATTCCTGCAATTTTGCATTGAATGATGTGTACTTGCTGTCACCTGCTGAAAGGTCAAGGAAACCTGTTATTTTCTGTACATCCTGCCACATGGAAACCTTTTGACCGATTTCGTTTGTTGTTGTTCCAACCTTAATCTGAAAGGTTGCTTCTGTATTACCACCGATCATGTTAGAACCTCGCTTTCTTGTAGCCGTTCAGAAAGCCTAATAAAGACTTTGGATAGCCTATAGTGGAATTATCCCCATCCATATTGAAATAGGTCACAGAATGCCTTGAAATCGTTTCTGACTGTATGCCAACCTTATCCCGGTTCTCTAAATCCCACTTCATCATGTTTATTGCTCCCATGACTACATCAGCCGGATAGGAAACCTTTGTCACAAGCACATCAGATTCATCAAAGGAATCTTCACATGTAATCACACCATCCGTCATTTCATTAATGACGATCAATCCAAGGTTTAAATCTGAATCTGTGATCTGTATTGTGTCACCGACTTTCAGCCGGGAAGTATCACAATACAATTTTCCGTTTTCAAAATATCCCCTTGATCGGATGCCACGCACCTGAAAATTGTTGTTGGTGTATTTCCTGATTGCCTGTTCCAGTGCCTGTAATTTTGCTTCAAGCACTGCATCAGGTTCTTCCGTTTTGACATACTTTTTAAATTCTTCAATAGAAATAATCATTCTGCACCGCCTATTCTGTGGCTTTCTTTCTGCCCCTTGTGGCTTTCTTAGGCTGTTCTTCTTCCTGATGATCTGATGCCCCTATGCTGTCAAATACAGTGCATTTTGCCTTTATCTCCAATTCGGAATACAAAGGATAGGGAACGAAAGTTAATTTAACCTCGTTCCCTACTGTAAAACCTTTATCATCCCATCTGACCGCATATGCCCTGTCATTCGCATATAAATAGGGCAGACCATCAACAATAATGAATCTGTTCATGGTTCATGCCCCTTTCATTAGCCGTTTGACTTGATAAGACCCATCTTCACATTCTTGTGGTTGAACTTAAGAGCATAATTCTCTTTGTTTCCAAGTTCTGCAAAAGTAGGTGATTCTTTTGCAATATTATCAACTGCAAGGGAAAGACCATTCGGATGAAGAACTTTGCCCTGCTTGGTATAGAACTTGTCAATACCTGCGCTTGTTTCAGGATCATAGTTTGTGGTGTACTGGTTCTCATAATTCGTCTTATCTGCGGAAAGGAAAGCACCTTCACCGAAAAGATAAGTCTTGAACACAGGGAAGCCGGAAACACTGTTATCAACCGTGTAATAGTCAGTTACAAGCACTGCCTTACCGTTGATTGTAGGAAGCATGATATCCTGCTTGATTGCACCGCCAACAACATACTTGTCATACTCTACAAGGGAAAGCTTCTTGTACTTTGCAAAAATCTTGGAGTGCATGATTGCAAGACCAAGACCACCTGCCATATCTCCAAGTGCTTTCTGCTCTGCATCAATCATTGTGGTTTCATCCACAAGGTTCTTATCAGCAACAGTGCCGGAAGTGATAGACAGATCAGTGATATGATCTGCAAGTGCTGTCACACCAAGAACAGCATTTGCAATGTTCATCAGTTCAACTTCCCATACCTGCTTGTAATAGTTCGCAATCTTTCCCTTAATAAGACCTAAAGGATCAGCACCAGTCAGTTCCTTTGTGAAATCCTTTGCCTTGAATGCCTTCATTCTCTGAATCAGCATACAGGTCTGCTTGTCACCTGAAATCTCAACAGGTGTGTTGTCTGTCAGACCGTCATTGTTCAGTGCGCCCATGTTTTCATCATGAACATTTAAAGGCTTGTAGATAGGGATAGTTGCCACATTACCCTTAGTACCAATTAAGTCCATGATCGTGCTGTCCTGCTGCACAATTCCTGATGCTGCAATCTCATTTTTCCAAAAATCTTCTTCCTGCATCATGTCTGAAAATACTTCTTCATCAAACACGAAACCGCCAAAATTACCTGTTCTTGCCATAATTTTTTACCTCTTTTCCTTAATTTTTTGCAAGCTGCTTATAAAGCTGCTCATTGTCCTGTTTCAGTTTCAGACGGTCATTGTATCCCATCTTCAAAAACTGTTCTTTTGTTACTGTTAAATTGTCACCGTCACCCTGTTTCAGTTTATTATCTCCAAGCACCTGAAAACCGTCTTTTCCTGCATCTGCGGATTCAAACTGATTCGGTAACTGTGTTTTCAAGCCTGATACCTTATCAGACCAATTTTTGATGTTGTCATTTTCGTCAAGTTCCAAGGTTTCTCCCTTTTCTTTCAGGCTTTCCATCAGCTTATAGGTCACATAATCAACATCCTTGCATTTTTCAGAAAGCAAACCTACCTTCACAGCAGATTTGATCTTGGTTTCCTGCAATTCCTTCTGTAAATCCGCAACCTGTGTTTCATAGGTTGTGATCTTGCCCTGTAATTCCTCATTGCCTTTTGTTCCCTTCTTCAGTTCGGCAATCAGACCATTTGCCGTGGTAAGTTCTGTTTCCTTGCCTTTCAGCAATTCATTCAGTGCATCATACTTACCCTTTCCGACATACTCACCTGAAGCAAGGTTGCCAAGCTTCACCTGCTTATCCTTGTTTGCTTCGTTTCCGTTGTATGCGTTGATAGCTGTTTCAAACTGTGAAAAAAGTTCGTCACCTAAGATTTCCTTCAAAAATTCCATATCATTTTCCTTTCATTTGCCTTTGTTTTTAAATGCGGTGTCACCGCTGACAAGATGCTTTTAAATGCCATCATCAGGGCAAATTGAACAGATAAAGCCATGTTCAGGGCAATATAAAAGGCACTCCATAGTGAAGTGCCTTAAATTCAATATTCTGTTATGGTTTGATAAGTTTTCCTTCTTTCAGGAGCGAAAGCATATTTTTATTCTGCTCCGCTGTTCCTTTATATCCGTTGATTCCGTTTGCCGCTGCAATCTTGCATCTGAAATCATATGTGCTGTTGATCTCCATGATTCTAAGAGCATTCACAAGCGTTTCTTCATACTTTGGATAGTATTCTACAGGCTTTGAAGCTTTCACAGGCTTTGTATATTTGTCCCATGCTTCAGGTGACATATACGCAATGTCCAAATCAAGGCTGTTTCCGTATCCTGTCAGCTTTCCATTTGAAGTGTACTGGTGAATAGACATGCCTTTGAAAGCACCCATACCCTTGTTATCAGTCCATGGATTGTTTACATATCCTGTATTTGATCTGTTCGCATATTGTGCCATCCACAAACCATAATCAGGTGCAACGCTTGACCAGTCATATTCACGGCATACAGATTTACTCATATATATTAATGGTCTTACACCTGTAACCTCATATACACGTTCAAGAAACTCTTTGGCATATGGAACACCTTTTTTCAGTGCATCAGCTTCCCAATCAAGTACAAGAATAGCTTCACCAATATATCCTCTTACTTTCTTTATGAAATGATCTGCTTCCTGTCTACCTGTGCTTTTACCATCTGCAAAATGATATACACCTAACTTCTTTCCTGCTTTCTTTGCTGACTGATAGAATTTATCACAGCATGGATCAACAAATGATGTTCCCTGTGTTGCCTTGATTATGACAAAATCGCAAGGAACCACGGCAAGGTTGATTCCATCATTCCAGTGTGAAATGTCTATTCCGTTCATACTCATATCAAACAACCTCTTTCTGTTCAGCAGCTTCCTCTTCATTCACTTCCGGCAGACCTGCCAAAGATGTGAGGATGGAAAGAATACCTGCAAGAATAGAAGCAGATACAACAACTTTCCAATCAACAGAACTAATTACTGCACTCGTTCCGATTGTTGCAATGGCTGTCTGCGCTACTGTCTTAACTGCACGAACTCCGGCAGCCTTTAACCACTGTTTTGTTTTCTCACTCATGGTAATTCTCCTTTCATTCATATAGATTTTTCATGTAGTCTTTTGATTTATTGACAGCAAAAAAGGCAGCGGAAAAACCGACTGCCATAATTGCAATAAATCCGATTATTAAGATTTTCATTTATTGCCTTTCTTTGCATGAAAAAAGCACCCTGTGAAGGATGCTTATTGTCTATCTTTGAAGAAGTCAGCCCAATATGGATTTTCTTCATCAAATATCTTTTTCTGTTCTGGTGTCAGGTTATGCGGATAATCTTCAAACATGTTGAAAATCTTTTTCTTATCAAATGTGAATAGAAAAACACCAACCTGTTCTTCTGCATTATCAACCCAATAAATTTTATCATTTTCATTGTTTTTATAAAATTTATTATTTTGCATAACCACCAACCCCCTTTTTCTGTTTATCTGAATCAGTGTTAATATATCCAAGAATTGATTTTAAGTCCTCTGAATCCTTAAATGCATCAACATCAATCATAAATCCTGATACATCCCTACCGCTTGTATTTGTACATCCAAACCTTGTCGCTAAAGTGTGTCTAGGATTTCCGTTAAAATTCATCCATCCATTTTGCCTTGAAGATTGAAGTTCCAAATATTGAATAATATCTTCATCTGTTTTTCTTACTATTGCAGCATGTCTTCCACATACAAAGTAATATTCTTTTCCTTTTTCAACTTCTTTCAGAAGCCTATTGCCTGATGTTATATATGATCTTGCAACAGACATTTTAACCTTATCTTCTTTAACAAATTTAGCAATCTGTTCAAGGTTGTATTTTGTAGAAAAGAAGTTTTGACTTTCTCCACCACGAAAATCAAGAACATTAATTCCGTGTTTTTGTCCTATATATGCAAGACCAAGAGAAGCACAAGAACCTGATGTTTTATCACCGCCTGCAATTTCATTAATTATTTGTTCTTCTGTCAATGCTTTGTCATGCATTTTAACAGGATTGTATTCTACACCAAGTTTATCAAGATATTTTTTTAATTCATTATGTGCTTCTGAATATTTTACTTTTATATTACCATTTTTATCAAGTTTTTCAATATCTTCATCAGATATTTTCAGATACTTTCCCTTGAAATCCTCGAAATCCTTTGTTTTATCCAGTCCGAAATATTCAGCACGTTCTTTCAGTGTGTTCAGTTCCGCATCATCCAATGACCATTTTGCCCTTTGAAGCAATGCGCAACGGCAATTGCAATCTTCGGCAGGATCACCAAAACCGCCCGGATACATTACTGTTGTACCGCCAACCTCAAAATGTTCATCCAGTTCACGAATTTGACCATCTAATTCCCTGTGATGCGGTCTTGTCTTTCCGTCAAGTGTGGCATCCCACTGTTTCACAACATCAGCACCTTTCTCTTTTGCCTTGTGCTGTGCGTGATCTGCGGATTGTATCTGTATACGGTGTCCTTCTGTCCTTGCAATCGTCATTGCCCGGTTATAGGCAGAATTGAAAGGAGTGTTCTTGAAACTCAATGCAAGTTTTCCTGCTACCTGATTCCATGTAGAACCGTTTGCAATGCCCCTAGAAACCTCTGCACGTACACTGCGTTTCAATTTATTGATATCCTCGCCTAAACTGTCATACAGTGGCTTTGACAGCTTAGAATCGGTCTGTATAGCCTTTGTTACTGCTTCCTGATCTATCGGAACGATAACAGGAATGCCTTGACCTTGAAGATCATACATTACACCTATATATCCATCTTCATAGCATCTTGTCAGGTAATCAGATACCGTGGCAAATTCGTTACTGTGAAGCTGTTCAAGCACACCTTCAAGCTGTCCTTTCAATGCCTGTTGGTAGTTCTTCTGATAAATGATAGATTGCAGGTTTTCCATATCTCTACGGCTTGACAGTTCCGCAATCTTCTTTTCACAGTCCTTTAGTGCTTGTGTGTACACCTGCTTTAATTCATTCAGAGTACGCTTCTCATTATCCAGTTGTGATTGCAGGATTTCCTTCTGCCTTTGATTCATCCTCTACCACCACGCTATTCAATCCAGTCTGTGCATCCGTCACAGCATTTGCAGCTTCATCAGGATCAGGAAGCTTGCCTTTGATTTCCTCATAGTCGATATCAAGCACATCACAGATATTTTGCATCAATAATTCGTCACCTAGCTTTTCCGCAAGGCTCAACAATGTATTTATTCGTGTCTGTTCTTCCTGTGCTTCCGTAAGTTCAATCTGTGCATTCTCCTGTGCATTGCTCATGATTTCAGGCTTACATTCAAAATACACATCTGAAAGCTGATAATCTGTTTTGTTGTTCTCGTTGATTTCATCAAGCACAACCTTGACGATCTTCTTCAAAAACTGCTTGATTCTCACCCATAATTTAGATTTCTTCAAATCAAGAAGGGAATATGCAGCCTTGATCGCAATGTTGGTTGTGGCAGCCGTGTCTTTCAACCCTGAAGTATTCAGACCGAAACCGAACCTGTAAATATTCTTTTCATCCAGTTCCAGTTTCACTTTCCTTGCTTCGTAAGGCACATCAACCGTGTGTACCTCAACACCGCCTTCTTCATCAACACCTATCATCTTCTTTGTTTTCAGATTCTGTTGCAGTTCTTCCAAATTATCACCTTGGAACCCTTTTACAACGTGAATCGGTGTATCAAAATCCACAAGATTGTTTGAAAGGCTACTAGCCATTAAATCATAATCATCTATCAGGTCTTTTACTCTTTTCAGGTCTGAAACCTGCTTTTTGTTGTTATCCAAACGGAAGAAAGGGATGAATCCAAACCCTTTTTGATAGATTTTTTCATCCCCTTCTTTTTTGTATAGCGTATGTGGTTTCGGATTTATAGTCTCTGAATCATCAACTGTGATCTCTCCGTCACCATCCTGCACATAATAATATGTCCGCTCTGAATCCCACACCTGTATGCGATTGATCTTCTTGCTTCCTTTTTCTATGCGGTCTACATAAGAGTAAATCACATATTCGCAATTATCATCCGTATCTTTCGCACGAACCTCAATTACACCGATACTGTCTGCACACTGAAAAGCCGTTCTGTTCTCTTCGTTCTTATATGCAAACATATAATCAAAGCCTTTTGACATACACCCTGTAATAGTTTCCGAAACTTCAGATGTGAAATCCTCATTATCATTGAAATATTTATCAAGTTCCTTTTGCAGTGCAGGATCATCAGATTTGATAAAACCATCATCACTTGACATGATATATTGCACTGCCTGATCCACCAATTCAGTAAAGAATGGATGGCATATCTTTATATTGCTGCGTGTCTTATCCTCTACAAGAACACCGTCAGAATTGTAATAAAAAAGACGGTAATCTTTGATATCATGATCCCCGTCATAGTATGCCTGTCCTTTTCTTGCAAACTTCTTTTTATCTGATGCAGCATCTTCACTCATAAACTGCTTTATTTCGTCAATCGTAAGCAATGTTTACACCGCCTTTCTGTTTATCCTGTGTAATCATAATTAATCGTTGCATTTACCGCTCCCCATGGTGCATTTTCAATTGCACCTTCTGACCATGGAACATTTATTGTTGTCAGATTGTCGCAACCTTCAAATGCATTATTTGCAATCTCTTTTATCGTGGAAGGAAACGTTAATTCCGTGATTCCTGTACATCCTTTGAAAACGTTATAATAGATTCTTTCCGTTCCTTCAGGTATTTCAGTGATCGATAAATTAACACATCCTTCAAATGTGCTGTTAAACCATTCTTTTTGTACATTAATGTTTGTCAGTCTTAAATTTTCGCATCCTTGAAATGCATACATCAAAACAGCCGTTACGCTTTCCGGCATGGCAGATATCGTGATATTCTTACACTGCGCAAATGCGCTAAATCCTATTGATTTCAAACCGCTTGGAAGAGAATCTATTGTAATATTTGTACACCCTGTAAATGCAGAATCACCGATTGCTTCAAGGCTTTCAGGTAATGTTCTTAGTGCTAAATTCTTGCAATAATAGAATGCATAATTACCTATTCTTTTCACTGAATCAGGAAGTGTTTCAGATGCTATCACATCATTTTCATAAAATGAATATCCCTTGATTGCTTCCAAATCATCAGGGAAAACAGGATGTGCAATATCTCCCTGCAATACACCTTTCAGGCTTGCTTTCCATTCAGCACCGCCACCATCTACCCACACAAGACCGCCTTGCCCGTCTGATGCAAGAATCTGCCCTTCTTCGCCTGTGATAATCTGTCCTTCTGCATCAACAGGGAAGCTGATATTTCCTTTCGTGCATTTGCACAGTTCATAAAGGAACCGTTCAAGCCGTGTAATTGGTGGATCAGGCATTTCATTGCATATACCTGTCATATGCCCTAAATACTTTTCTTCCCTTGTGATCGCTTCTAAGTCTGCCATGATAACCTCACTTTCTCTTACTGCTTCGTAAGGTTATCTTTCGTATTTTCCCCATTTAGGCAATTTTCTTTTGTATGCTAGTGTTTTGTCCTTTGTGTATTTAAAATTGAAATTTGATACATTATACGCTGCTACAGATGCATTCTAATACAACCACTTATTACCCTTGATGTATTTTTCTAATGCATACCGCATTGCATCCATCAAGTGATTAAAATCATCAATAGGCTTATTCAGCTTGTTTCCAAATTTATCAACATCCCATGTGTAATTGCTTATTTCAGTAAGGAAGTTCACACACCTTGGATGAATGATAATTTCCAAATCTTGAATCCACTGTATGCCGTTCTGAATGCTGTCTTTTCCTTTTTCTGCGCCTTTCACTCTCAACCCATATCCTTTCAATTCGTCAATGGATTTCGGCTCTGCGCAATCGGCTGTGATATGCTCTTTTCCATATCCCATTGATACTATTTCATCAGCAATCTTCCTGTTTGACATTCCCGGCTGATAAAATTCATCATATACATACAGTTTTTTATTCTCTAAATCTATAAAACCAACAAAAAAAGCACTTGGATCATTCGTATAACCGAAATCAAGTCCAAATGCTGATTTATATTGTCTTACCTGTTCAAGTTCAAATGCTTCTTCTTTCCAGTTCTCAAATACTAAGCCATCAACAACACCCCAACCGCCAAGACCTGCAACAGCATATCTTCTTGGATTGTTCTTCTTCATAGTTTCAAAAACATTCAAATCTGCTTTATCTAACCATTCATTGCAAAGATAGTTTGTTGTGATTGCCAATATATCAGGATCATGCGGTGCATCAAAGAATCTTTTCTTTATCCAGTGCCTTTCATTCCATGGATTGAATGTAAGTGTGATCTGCTTAAATAGTCCTTCCGGGCATTCACCACGAATTGATTCATCAAGTATATTGAAATCATCTTCTTTCATGATTTCATATGCTTCTTCAATCCACATCCAACAAAGGCGCCCAACATCTACAGTAACAGATGTTACTTTCAAAGGATCATCCAATCCCCTGAAATATATTTTCTGTCCTGTTGGATTGTATGTGATTTCAAGCGGTGATTCCTTAAAAGTAAAGTGTTCTTCTACACCTAACCGCCTTGCTGCCCATTTCAGTTCTGTATAGCAGGAATCCTTCAATGTTCTGTATGTTTTACGAACAACAAGAAGATTTGCTTCCTTGTACTTTATCAGATTTGTAATGTACCATAAAGCTGTTGTTTTTGATTTCTTTGAAGCACGGCTTCCTTTAACTACCCTGTATCTGCCTTTAAAATGCCAAAATGTACTATATCCTTTTCCTACAACATCAGGAAGTTTTACACGGTTTTTTTCTTTATTCTTCTTTGGCTTATAATCTTCCGGGTACAGAATATATTTCATGTACCCAAAAACGTGTTGTGAAGATATGTTTTCTTTAATCATAGGCTATTCACCGCCTAATCTTCAAGATCATCTTCTCCTGATATAACAACAGGAACAGAAACAGTCAAATTAAATTTATCATTCCACATTCCAAGATGCTTTCCTAACAGTTCTAGTGTTGATTTCTTATCAGCAATTTTTACCTCACGTTCAACGGATGTTCCATTAATGCCTTCTGATTTTTTGTACTTGATACTTTGAATGCAAGCCAAATCATCTTTTGAAGCATTTTCTTTCACAGCACCAGTTTTTATATCAACCACATCATCAATATTAACAAATGCCATTTTCGCAAGTTCAAGAACAACCCTGTCTTGGTTTATTCCTGTTCTCTTGCTTCTTTCTGCCATTTCCTTTGCGATAGCTTCTTGCACACTAACATTTGCTAACAATCTAGCACCCTGTTCATTTGCTGTTTTGACTGAATAACCGCTTCTGATAGCTGCCTGTGTTGCATTCAGGTCAATCAGGTATTCGTCAACAAAACGCTGTTGCTTTGCTGTTAATTTAGCCATCATGCAACACCACCTTTCAGTATTTATTTATCAAAAATGCCTGTAAGCAGTCAGGAGTAACCTCTTACAGGCAATACAAAAAGCACCGCCAAATGGAAACGGTGCTTTTTACGAATCAATTTTACTTTTTTCAATTTACATAATAACAGATTATTTTTCCTTTTTGTTCATCTTGTTTGAAAAAACAGGAATTAATACCCTTTTTCTAAAGTCTGGTTTAGACACTTACCTGATTTAATATCTCACGCATTTTTTCAATGTTTCTATCATCAATAACATCAATCAATCCATGTATATTAAACGCAAGCCTTTTAAGCATATCTAACGTGCATATCATGCTTTTTGCATTTTCAGATGTGATTCCACATAAGGCTTCTTTCTTTCCGAGTTCAATACCCGAAAGACATCCTCTTGAATATGCGTCATCCTCTGCACTTCTTACGCCCAGAAAATAGGCGTTTGAATCTTTTGCAGTTTCATAATTTGTACAGTTTGTAGCATTCATAGTATGAATGCTTCCAACATTCCACGCTTGACAAGCATATTCATGTATGCATTGCTCACACTTTCTTACCGCTTTTGTTTCCTTTGCCATTTATATACCTCTTTCTTTGCTAAAGGTCAGTTTAACTTACTAAATTCCTTACCCATCTTGTTTTCATTTCACAAGGTATATCTTGTCCTTTGCTTCGCTTACCAGTCCAATGAGTTCCACCAGCTTCTCCTTCACAAATAAAATTACTTGCTTTAAGGCTTGCACCGTTTTCACTTTCCATAATATATGTAATGACTTTCTTATAACCCATTTCTTTTGCCACTCTGCAACACGCACCGTAAAGCATAGAACACGCATTATAAGTACCATCAGTACACAATCTATTTATCTCGCAAGTGATTCCATCATCCAAATATCGGCTTACAGGTCTACCGCACACCGCAACACCTACCAACTTATCATTATCATATAATCCAATAGAAAATTTGTGACCTACAGTAGCTTTATGATGCCTGTGAAATTTATTTATAAAATCACTTGCTTGTTTGAATGTTATAGGCTTTATCTCCATCTTGTTACCTCACTAAAAGTTAATTTAATTGAATTGTATTTACCATTCCTCTGTTTTCCTTGCATTGTATTTCTGCTTCGCAATCTCCTTTTTGCAGGAAAAACAGGTTATATGTCCTCTCACTCTCATTTTCCTGTATCCGGCAACTTCCTTTTGGCATCTGTTACAACGGTACACATAAATATTTCTGCCGTGTTCCGTGTATGTACTTACTGGATATGAAAAACAGCTATCCATGATATCACCCTTTCACCTTCACCAAATCCCGGATACCTGCAATCATTTTCTCTGTCTGCTCATTCCTTCTTTTGATTTCATCAATCAGAATGTCAGAAGGAAAAAGTTTTACTGCAAGCTGCTTTTCCTCAACATCCATTGCCTTGATCCTGTCCGCAAGTTCCATTTTCTCTAAATCACTCATTTGAAATCTCCTTTCTACTCTCCTTTAAATGTTCATCAAGAACCTTCTGAAACTGATATAATGCTCTTTGATGCAGACCACCTGAAACCCATTTGTAAGTAAAATTCATTTCAACGGCTATCTGCTCCCATGTTTCAAACATGAAATACCGCTTGTGAAGAAGGTTGATACAATCCGCATCACAAAATGCTAAAAGGTTCCTTGCTTCTTTCTTTCGGTCAACCAGTTCATCAATTTCCCGGTTGATCTGCTCTTTCAGGTCAACTATCTTTGCCACACAATCAGCCATCTTCTGCTGTGATCCTGAAGATTGAACCCTTTCATCTCCCATCACAGGAGTTGTTTTAGTGGCAATTGCTTCAAGTGCTGCAAGGTTTTCAATGTCAGAATTGATTCTTGCATCCATTATCTTTATCTGTTTCAAGTAGTTTATTGCTTTCATTATGCACCCCTTCCTGTATGCTCTGAATTATCTGTTTCAATGGTAAAGCCATTTGACTTTCCTTCTTCTCACGTTCTGCCAACTGTTCATATATCATTCTGAAGTTTGCACGGTCAGCATTTATGTTTTCTGACATACAAATATTTCTGAATCCTAAGCGTTCCACACACCGTCTTGTAATTGGATCAAATGATTCCATGGCTTCAGGAATCCGATATGAACCAAATTTCCTAATTGCATTTAAAACCTGTTCCCAACCTTCGCCCCAATCCGGTATATTACCATTTTGAACCGAAAAAGACATTTCCCTAATTTCTGCAATGGAAGGTGACCATTTATTTGTTGACACCCACTGTCTAAGTGATGCTTCTGCTACGTTGTACGGTATATCCTGTAATTCCCTATACCATAATTCCATTGCTTGCTGATTTGGAAGTATATTTTCTTTTGGGTAATATGTACGGATTGCCATTGCAAATGTGCTGAATTCCTTTTTGTCCATATCAATCACCTTCCCCAAACTGTGCTGCCATCTTGTAGAATTCATCCAATTCATCAGCCTTGGTCTGCATTGCATATTGCTTCCTGTTTACAGGTTTCACTTCAGCATCCTTCCTTGCCCAATTCCTGATAGTTGCATAATGGCTTTTGTACTTCTTCCCGGTTGATGCCACATAAGAAGAAAGCCTTTCAATCCGTTCTTTATAATCAGAATATTCAGTTTTTAATTTCTTTAATTCTTCATCAGTCAGAAGAACGTTGTTATATTCACCGTATTTATGTTTGACAGGTTTTGACGGTTTAGGTGAAGGTGATTCCGGTTCGTCAGAATCGGATAATATATTATTATCTCTTTCTAATTCTTTATCTTCTTCTTTATCTATATCTGTATCGTGACACGATTGACTTGTCATTGACTTGTCATTGACATTTTGAAGAAGCTTTTGTTTTGCCCTTGATTTCTGCTTTGCAATTCTGTTGTATTCCCTTATTTCAAGCAATCTGTCAACACTCTGATATTTTTCCCAATTTGATATATGGAGAATATTGTCAATCACTTCAATCATACCGAATTGTTCAAATGTTTTTAATGCAAGCTGCACTGTTGTAATCGGTCTATTAAACTGCGTTGCAAGCATCTGATCCGTGTATGGGATTTCTTTTGTAAAATACACATATCCACTGTCATTTATATTTCCTGCCAAACAAAGAAGCTTCATCCATATGACAATAATTGCATCTCCATCAGGAAGCGATTCAATCTGACGAATCTTTCTATTATCGAACAACTCTGTTGCCATCTTTATCCATTTTACTTCTGCCATCTTCAATCACTCCAATCCAATTTCTGACCGCAATTTGTACAATACATCATATTTCTTGTAACCATTGATTTTTGACAAGAACCACAGCATTTATATGCAATCTTTCCGTTTCTGTACCATTTCTGTTTCCGCCATACATACTTCTTCGGAATCTGCTTTTCAACTGCAACCCGGCATTCCTCTAATGTTCCGATTGCCCTGTACTGCTGAATCTCTTCCAGTGCTTTTTTTATTACAGGACTATATTTATCATTTAGATGATACAGACATATAGGCATTGCATTATTTATCATTTCATTTTCTGTCATTTTTCCCATTCTTTTCACCTTCATTGCCTTTATTCCTGTGAGGATTTCTTGTACAGGTATCGAAATACACACATTCTTCCGTACATTCATTGTATTTTGATTTATTGAATCCGCATTCCATAATCACACACCGACCCTTGCATAATCACGGAATACTTCTTCATTCAGCTTCCGTTGACCTTCCACACGGTCATTTCCTGATAATTCAGGATATTCAGCCTGTATCTTCTGCCTTGAACGTCTTACTGATTCAAACTGTGGGAATCCCCATTGTTTCAGGTGAAGAAAGAATGTAGGCATTGACATTTTTTCAATATTAATTCCGTTTTCCTTGCCTATTATTCCGCAAACATAGTAATACAGGATATTGTCACTGTTCCTTGCTTCCGGGCATCTTTTCAGGATACCTTTCACAAGATCAGTAGTTGTTTTCAGTTCTGTCGATTTACTCATTTTCTGCACCTTCTTTCTTATCTGATATTTATTTCAGATTTATCAAAGTTTTTGCAACCAATGTCAACACGGAAATTATTATTTTCAAGCAATTTTTGTTTATCTCTTATTTCAGAATCAAATTTTTTCATGTTATCTTCATACTTGCAAATTCCTTTATGTCTGCAATTATCACATTTCATTCTGTATTCTCCTTTCCAAACATTTCAATCTGTTCGCACCTGCATTCCTCTACACAAAAACTCACATATCCTTGCAAGCTATTACACATTTCACAAGACCGCTTGCATACAGGTTGATTTATGCAGGATGTACAGATACACTTGTCACATTGCTTTTTCATATCTCACTGATCCTTATTCCATGCACATGAAGCATTAGCTTACGCTTGATTATGTAATCTTTTGTCATGAATCCTTTCGTATCTTCTACAACTAATGTGTCAAGGTTTACGTCAAAATAAGTAAAGTCAGCATAATATGCACATTCCTTTTCTATGCATATTTTCCTATCTTTTAGCCTTTTCCCTGTCTTTGAATACCTTTCAATAGTTTCATATTGTGCCGGAATAAGAACAAATTTTACTTGCCTTTGCAAGTCAATTATTTCACCTGCTTTTTCAAGCAATGACAATTCCTGATACCTTTTTGCTTCCTTCTTGGAATCAAAGATAATGCCATCAACTTCAACCTTCTTACTTCCGTATTTGTTGCTGTTGTATCTATTCCAAGCCATATCATCACCACCTAATTGAACGGAAGTTCTTCATCTATTCCGTCCGGTATGTTCATGAATCCATCAGAATCCGTCTGTGGTTCAGGTGCTACATTGTTTGATGTTCCTTTGCTTTCGCAGAATTCATGTTCTTCAATAACAATATCTGTTGTGTATACCTTCTGACCGTCTTTATTTGTGTAGCTTCCTGTCTGAATCCTGCCGGAAACAGCAATCTTCATTCCTTTGTGAAGGTATTTCTCCGCAAATTCGCCCTGCTTGCCGAATGCTACGCATGAAATGAAATCCGCTTCCTGTTCTCCTTCTCTTTTGAATATTCTATCAACCGCCATTCTGTAACGTGCAATGCATACTGCGTTTTCTCCCTGACTGTATCTGATTTCAGGATCAGCAACCAGTCTGCCAATACCTATCCATTTATTCATATCTTTTTCCTTCCTTTCTACAACCAAGATTTACCAAATTCACGGATGAAATCTTCTCTAGTTCCATAATGTTCTTCGTAATATGCCTGTGCCTTTGTTTTTAGTGCCAAATCAACGCTTTTAGCAGCTTGTCCGGCAAATACACCATTGGGGTGTAAATCAGGTCTTAATGGGGCAATAAATCCGTATTTCTCACTACGTTCTTTATTTGCACCACCGAAAATGTGATGCCTTTCAACTGGTGCTGTTCCTGTAAACATACAGTGATCCATATCATCAGTGAAAACGCTCTTTAACATCTTTGCCATTCAAATTTCATCCTCTCAATTTCAACAGGTGTAAGTGTTTCAATTCCAAGTTCCCTTGCTTCTGACACCACACCATCAATCAGCACTGACATTTCCTTTGTGTTATATGTGGATGAACCGAAATAACATTGAAGCTGAATACCTGTTGTACCGTTCACGCATACTTCTCCAAGTTCCTTGACAGTTCTCCATTCTTCCTTGACTTTATCAACCACATTCGGCTTTACAATAATGTGAGTAAATACACCATATCTGCCAAGCATTTCAATATAGATATTCCACTTGTCCTGTTGCACCACTTCCGCAATCTTTTGAAGAAGCACCCACATATAAGCATTCGCATCTAAGCTTCTTTTTTCTCTGTGCTTAACAGCTTTTATTGATAGCTTTTCGCAATCTTTTATTTTCTGAATCTCATTGATTGCAGAATCTTCATTTACTGTGAAAGTGATTTGAAATTGGTTATTCATCCAATCTTTTGTAACATTTTGTATTTTTCCTGTGAATTCCATTTAAAATACCCCATGCAATTAAGAATTCTTAACTTGATCCCAATGGTCATTTATATTTCGATATTTCGATTCTGTTAATTCTGAAAGGCTTGAAACCTTGTATAATTTCAAGATTTTATTAGTATCAACACCTTCTTTTTTGCATCTTGATTCAAGTGCTTTCGCCTTTACTTCTGAAATAACTGAATTTTCAATCTTTTTTTGTTCTTCTTCTGCCTTCTTCTGTTCTTCCGCTTCTTTCTGCCTGTTATCCCTTGTATCAGCATCTTTCACATCATCAATACAGAAAAGACCATTCAACGCATACTTTCTTGCATAAGATGATGTTGCTCCTGTAACTTGAGAAACATCCATACCTTTCTTTCCTTCATCTTCTCTTGCATACGCTGTGTTTGATACTGATTGATTACTTTCGGCATCATGTAATGTTGCTGTTGCTTTGATATAATATCTATCACCAATATGAATTATTTCATCAGATACGGTCACAGCAGCTTTTACTTCCTTCAAACACGGTTTCAAACCTTCAAGAATATCTTCACATGATCTGTAATTATATTTTCCGAAACTGTTATATTGATTTTTTGGTGCAATCAATTCCTGCTGAATAACTGAAAGTTTTTCATATATACTCATTATTCATCACCTTCTTTATCTTCGATTTCAATATCAAGAATTGCTTTCAACTCTTCAGCACTAACATATACCTTTTTGGATACTAGCTTTCCAATGATATTTGCCCTTTCACTATCTCTGACCAATTTTTCATATTCAGTTCTTTTGATTTCCATTTGTTACACTCCTTTACTAACGTTTCGTTATATTTTCAAGAACGGCATTACCGTTTTTGTCATAAATAATGGTTTTCAGTTCATCACCATCAGCAAAACATTCAATGCAAGCACATCTTTCAATGCTTCCTTCATTTCTCTGTGTAAGGTTCAGAACCATTCCACCATCTTTCCTACTTGAACCTCCTGAAATAGTGGTTTTTCTTCCATCAATGTTGCCTTTTATGTAGAAATTTCTTACCATAAGATACCTTTCAAATTTCAGTGTTGGTATCTTTTGTGCTTACAAATCAGAAAATATCATCAACATACTTTCTATGATTATTTTTCATGCATCTTTCACAGATGTATTCATCATTTATTTCAAAGCAATATTCATCTTGAATATGCTCTCCGCACTCACTACATACTGGAAGCATTTCAAGTGATGCTTCCTGCTCTGCATCATGCCTTGCAAAACGATCATAATTATCTGGAATGTACATCTTCATCACTCCGCTTCAACAAATTTTCCGTCTACCAATGTGTAATATGTATCTTCCTTGATATGCTTTCCGTCTACTTTTCTTGTCTTAACATTAACAGGAATCCACTTTCCGATTTCTTCATCACGCTTCCATTCAGCAAGCGTAATGAAGCTGCCTTTTTTAGCCTTTGCCTTGCAGTTATACCCGGCACACATTACCACTGCATACATACCTGTGCTGTCCACTTGTGCGGAATAACCACTACTGCCAATCTTTGCGTAATTACCACTACTGCCAATCTTTGCGTAATTACCACTACTGCCAATCTGTGCGTAATTACCACTACTGCCAATCTGTGCGGAATAACCACTACTGCCAATCTGTGCGGAATAACCACTACTGCCAATCTT